ATACTTTTAATTTTAAATAAAATTGAGTATAAAAAAATATTTATATAATATATTATATTATACAATGAATAATTCAAATACATTATCATCTTATTTAAATAGTCGTTATGCTAAAAAAGGAGAGGCATATACACATACAAGAATTGGAGATGATTCATTAAATGTGAAAGGAGGGTCATATTTTATACCTGACGAAAATGAAAACAAATTTTATGAATTGTACCATAAAGTGGTTTTTAAGCAAAAAAAACAAGAATACTTAACTGAAAAACAATATTTTGAGAAAGGGACTTTGTGCATTGATATAGACCTTCGATATGATACAGATATTGAAGAAAAACAACATACAAAAGAACATGTTCTTGATTTAATCGATTTATATTGCGAGCATTTAAAAAATCTTTTACATATGCCTCCAACTAGCAATTTTCCAATATATATTTTTGAAAAACCAGATGTTAATATGTTAGATAATATCACAAAAGATGGTATTCATATTATTATTGGTATTAACTTAGACCGTGCATTAAATATTATGCTACGGTCTAAAATAGTTACAGAGATTACAAATATATGGACAGATTTACCTATTACTAATTCATGGTCTGATGTATTTGATGATTGTATTACACGAGGTAAAAATAATTGGCAACTATATGGATCTAGAAAACCTGGAAATCAAGCATATGAATTAAAATATTATTTTACATGTACTATCGACGATAATAATAAATGCATAATTAAAGAAAATTGTGTGAACAAATTTAAAATAACACCTGAAACATTACCCAAATTAAGTATTCGTTATAAAGATAATAGTGAATTTGAAATGAATAGCTCTGTTAATAAAGAAGAATATGAACGAATTTTTAATTCTTTAAAATCTAATACAACATCGCGAAAAAATGTTATTATTGAAAAAGCAAATAATTTATCATATAACGAAATCACTAGTAAAGAAATATTATACGAAGCTGTCGAATCTATTATTGAACAAATTGATGTGAAAGATTACGAAATCAAAGAGGCTCATATGTATATTATGTGTTTAACTGAAAACTTTTACGAACCGTATGATAAATGGATTCGTGCTGGTTGGGCACTTAGAAATACTAGCGATAAGTTATTTTTAAGTTGGATGTTATTTAGTAGTCAATCAAGTAAATTTGATTACAATAAGATTCCAGAATACTACCAAGATTGGTGCAATTTTAAAAATAATAGTTTTGATGGATTAACAAAAAGATCAATAATTTATTGGGCTAAACGTGATAATCCGACAGAATATTATAAAATTAGAGAAAAAACAATTGATTTTTATATCGAAAATTGTATAGGTAGTCCAACTGAATTTGATGTTGCTGTATTATTATATAATATGTATAAGGATCGATTTTGTTGTGTAGCTATTGAAAGAAATAAATGGTATGAATATAATAGTCATCGTTGGCTTGAATGTGATTCAGGGACTGAATTAAGAAAAATGATTTCTAAAGATGTATATAATTTATTTATTCGTAAAATGAATGAAACGCATGAAAATACTACTTCTGCAGAATTAGATATTAAATCTGAAAAATGGAATTCCATACAAAAAAGATCACGTAAATTAAGTGAAATCTGTCCAAAATTAAAAACAACTGCTTGGAAAAACTGTATCATGCGTGAAGCCAGAGAATTATTTTATGATAGCAAGTTTTTAAATAGTATGGATAGTAATACAAATTTATTGTGTTTCAATAATGGCGTAATTGATTTCAAAGATAAATTATTTCGACCTGGAATTCCAGAAGATAATATTTCAAAATCTACAAATATTGACTATAATCCATTAGATAGTAAACAACAACATCTGATTGATGAAATAAATGATTTTATGGAAAAATTATTTCCTACACGTGAATTGCGAAATTATATGTGGGATCATCTATCATCAACTTTAATTGGTGATAATAATGATCAAACATTTAATATTTATAATGGTTGTGGTAGTAATGGTAAATCAAAATTAATTGAGTTAATGTCTCTTTGTCTAGGTGATTACAAAGTAACGGTACCTATTCAATTAGTCACGCAAAAAAGAACTTCTATTGGAAGTACTTCGTCTGAGATCGTACAACTCATGGGAACACGATTTGCTGTTATGCAAGAACCTACAAAGGGTGATAAATTAAATGAAGGTATTTTAAAGGAGATTACTGGTGGTGATCCGTTACAAGGAAGAGCTCTTTTTAAAGAAAGTGTTACATTTATCCCTCAATTTAAACTAGTTGTTTGTACTAATACACTTTTAGATGTGAATAGTAACGATGAGGGTACTTGGAGAAGAATTCGTTTATGTGATTTCGTTTCTAAATTTGTAGACAGTGATCCAACATATAGTCCAGAAAAAGATATTTATCAATTTCAAAAAGATAAAAATCTTGGACATAAAATTAAAACATGGGCACCTGTATTTATGTCTATGCTAGTAGAACGTGCATATAAAACAAGTGGTTTAGTTGGTGATTGTAGTATTGTTTTAGCGAAAAGTCAAAGTTATAGAAATACACAAGATTGCTTTTCCGAATTTATCAATGAACGTATTGTTGCTGAAGACGGACAACGAATCACACAGACAACACTGAAAGCTGAGTTTAAAGATTGGTATGAATTGCAATATGGTGGTAAATTACCTCGTGGAAAAGACTTATTTGATTATATCACAAAAAAATATGGTAAGAAAGAACGTGATGGATGGAAAAATATTACATTTATAAATGAAGAGTAAAATATATAAATTACCTATTAATTTAATATTTTTTAATTATATAATAAGAGATGAATGATATTCAAAAAAGATTTGTACTATTTTTATTTGGATGTATTTTAGTTAGATTTTTATTCGCTTACACGGCCAAAGTAATTGATATAAAATATTTACATTATATGGGTTATTTATCTTTATTACTAGCTTTCGGTCTTAGCTATATTTATTTAAATGGATTAAGAAAAACAGGTAGAGAAGTTTTAGGATCTAAAATTTGGTGGAACATGTTAAGACCAGTACATGCTGCTCTATATTTTTTATTTGCTTATTATGCTATAAATGAAGACAGTCGTGCTTATATTTATCTAGTAATGGATGTAGTTATAGGATTACTTAGTTTCTTTGCATATCATTTATATGAGGGAAATTTCAAAAAATTATTTAGTTAAGTAAATTTTATTATAACATATTTATAATAAAATTGATTTCTAATATATTGTATTATATGTTATATAATTAATAAACATGCTATTATCATCTCAACAAGAATTAGTTGTAGAGAGATTTAAAAACGGAGAAAATCTATTTATATCTGGACCAGGAGGTAGTGGAAAAACTACATTAATTAAGCGATTGGTTGAAAGTACTGATAAAAATATTCAAGTGTGTGCTTTAACTGGATGTGCCGCGATTCTATTACAATCGAATGCTAAAACTATACATTCCTGGAGCGGAATAAAATTAGCGAAGGGAGACCTAGATAAAATTGTGAAAAACGTAGTTACAAATAAATATAAATCTAAAGATTGGAAAAAAACACAAATTTTAATTGTAGATGAAATTAGTATGATGTCTAAACGAATTTTTGATTTATTAAATCGAATTGGAAAAGCTGTTAAAAAAAATCAAAATCCATTTGGAAATATGCAAGTTATATTTGTAGGTGATTTTTATCAATTACCACCAATAAATGGTCAAGATGAAGATAGTGATAAATTTTGTTTTGAAAGTGATGAATGGTTTAAAACATTTCCAAAAGAAAATCATGTTATTTTAACAAATATATATCGACAAACAGATAAACAATATACTGATATTTTAATGATGATTCGATCAGGAACTATTAATGATGATTTATTTAAAATATTAGAAAAAAGGTTACTTTCAAATTTAAAAAAAAGCGACTATAATAATTGTACACCTATTAAATTATATCCTGTTCGATCTATGGTAGATAAAATAAATATGCAGAAATTTTCCGAATTAGATGATAGTAAAGAATTTAAACAACAACTTGTTATTAAAACGGATTGTACTGAATATATAGAAACTAAAATACCAATTCATAGTAGTAAATTGCGAGAATGTAAAAAAGCATTACCACAACAAATAGATTATGAAATACAATACTTGAAAAACAATTCTCCACTAGAAAGTGAATTAAAAATGAGAATTGGATCATCCGTAATGTGTGTTGTAAATTTAGATATGGAAAATAATATTTGCAATGGATCACAGGGTGTGATTACTGATATTATTACATCAGACAATGGTGAAACAAGACCAATTGTTACATTTACAAATGGTATAGTAAAACAATTATCCATTCATTATATCCAAAGTGAATTATATCCAAATATTATGATTGGTCAATATCCTCTAATAATGGCTTGGGCGTTAACTATTCATAAAATACAAGGATCTACACTAGAAACAGCTGAAATAGATGTAGGAAATAATATTTTCGAATATGGTCAAACTTATGTGGCTCTTTCTAGAGTTAAGTCATTGGATGGGCTTTATTTAAATTCAATTGATATTCGAAAGATAAAGGCGAATCCAAAAGTTGTGAATTTTTATAATTGTTTAAAATAAAACAATGATAAAATGATAAAATAATTATTATTAATCGTCTTCATATAAATACACATTCTTAAACTGACTATAAATAGCTAAATATATAGCATATAATAAAGATATGCATTTTTTAATTATGTAAGGGAAGAATATTATTACTACTGTGATAATCCAATATTTTGTATCTTTATATAATTGTTTATAAACAATAGCTATAATAAATAGAATAATCATAATCCAATATTTTTTTTCAAAATGTTTACTAAACCATTCAGTATAATTGTTTTGTTTTTCTTCATAATATGTTTTTCTATCATTTATTTCGATTGTATTTATTTGTCCTTGAAACTTAGCTTTCATATATGCATTTTCTTTATTTAATTTATTTAATAGTACATTCATATTGTTTAAATAATTTACTTTTTCATTATATATTATTTTTGTTTTTTTTATATTCGTCATTTCTTTATTAGCTTTATCGGCCATTTTTTTTCTTAAATTAGAAGCTTGAGTTTTATATCTACCTAACATGATATCGTCATATTTAGATTCACCATGTTCGTATATTAATAAATTTTTTTCGGTTGTTTTTATATCTCTTGGTGCACCAGTACAATTTTGTTTTGCTTCATCAAATAAATGTTGCAATTCTGATAGTCTAGATTGAGATATAGATTTTCCTGTGGAAGATGTTGTAGTACCAATTACCTTCATCACATCATTTAATTGTTCAGTGCCACTTTGTATTAAATCATTTGTTTTATCTAAACCTGTAATTGTATTTAATTGGTTATAACTATTCCAACATTTTTTGGTCATATTATATAAATAATCATATTATATTTTTTATATAATAATTAATTAAACAGATGCAAAATTAACACTATTGCTATACGGTTTTATATTATCTGAATTACTAAATATATTTATTTCAGCATCGCTTCTACTAAAACTATTTCCTGTAAATATAGCATTTTCAAAACCTTCTACACATTTCTTTTTATCAGTATCATATTTCGTACCATCTGCGCAACATGTTTCACCAACACACCCAAATACATAAGAATTACTAGAACTATTATTTGAAGGATCTTGTGGTTGATCATCAGAATTGGTATTAGTATCGGTTACATCAACCGAATCAGGATTAAATGACCAATCAAATTCATCATAATTCATATTATCTCTCATTGATATATCATATATCTTGTAAAATAATATAATAGATCCGATAGCAACAACCATGGATATTAATATTCCACCAATATTTGCGGATAATAATTCCTTTTTAATTAATATTGCTAAAATCAATAACGGAATACAAATAAATACAACTGTTCGCATTAAATAAGCGTACGCTTCATATCTTTTACCATAATATGTGTTTATTTCAACCATTCGTAAACTATCATAACGATTATTTTTTAGAGCATTTAAATTTTTTTTTGATGAATTCATTTCATTCTCAATTACTTTTACTACTGCATATTCATCAACTAAGTTATTTCTACTAACAATAACATTATTTTGAGTAGAATTGTAATTGCTTTTTAAATTATCGTATAAATTTGTTCGTAATTCAGAATACTTGTTAATATTTTCAACAATTTTTAATTCATTTGGTAAACTAGAATTTGGATTTACTGAAGAAACTTCTAATGATTTATATAATTGTTTTTCAATATTTTGTATTTCTTTTATTTGGCTTAAAATTTGTTTTTGATTTTCTATTGATTCATTCGCACGTTTTTCATATTCTTCTAAATTTTCCATTATAATATATATATAGTATCTATATAGATAATATATATTTTCATGATAAGTATATCTATTAATGTTTCTTTAATGTTTTTATAGTTCCAAAAAGAATAATTATTGCTAAAATGCCCCATAACATGTAATTATAATTTTCACTAATCATTTGTATATCACTATCTTCATGCATTGCACTAATTTGAGTATCTAACTTTTTTTCTACTCTAATATCATTATATATTTCTTCGTATTTTTTTAAATCATGCATCATTTTTTTATATTCTTTCATTAATTCTTTGTTTAATACAACATTCTCACCAGTTAATTCTATTACTTTTAATCTTATTTTTTCCAATGTTTGTAATAATACAGCGTACGATTCTTGTATTCTTTGTTTATAGGATTCTGATATTACTCCTAATCCACATAATGTATTTAAACTCATATCACGACCCTTGCGTGGATAATTTAAATATAAATCATTATCTGCAAAATTTACTTTTTTTCCACAAGTGGAATGATTTTTTATTTCTGGCTTTCTAATATATAAATCAGTACTTGCTTCACTATATCTTGTACCTTTTGGATACATATTACTATTTTTTAACCAATACATACCATTTCTATAAGCAAATCCGGCGCAATCACTTCTACTCGCACATTTTTTTTTAGCTTCTTTAACTGTTCCAGTATAACTTAATATATCATTACCATATGAATCATATCCGGATATTTTTTGAAATTGTGATTCTAGATTTTTAACGCTATTCGCATCACTTGGAAAATGTTTTAAATTATCTGGATATTGACTTAATTTACCATCATCTGTAATATGTGATACACTAGTAACACCAGATCTATTCGCATTATTTGTTTTATATAGTGCTCTAACATTACTTCCGTTTCCAATCCATTGATTTTGTGTTTTTGCACCACTAGGTGTTGTGATTTTTTTACATTTCCATTTTCTGTATTTTATTCTAAATCGATATATTCTATATTCTAAAAACCAATATTTTTTTTTTTTTTCTGAGTTAATTGAAAAATAACAATTTTTGGTACTAGAAGACATACTTGAAAAACGTTGTCCTGCATAAATAGTAGATGCTCCAGAAAATCCTGTTCCAGCATCACCAGTTTTTCCCTGAGTACCAGACGCCCAAACTGCATTGTTACTATTATTATATATGACTAAATTTCCATCATTTTGTAAGACTAAACGATAATTACTGACTGATCCTCCTGATCCTGATTTCCATACAACTTTTCCTCTATTAACAAATTGTAAAACACCACGATTCGTTAAAATAGCATAGGTTTGATGATAACCAGGATCATCATAATTATTATAATCATGTTTCCATGTTTCAGTAATACTATAAGCCTTTCCATTTGTTTTATTTGAACTTTCTGATCCTCCAATATAACAAATGCCTTTATTATTTCCATTTATATTGCTCATACCGAAAAAATTTGTACCTATATCTTGAGCTCTCATTGCACATTCATCAACACTTCTATTACTACCCATATCAGTTTGTTGAGACATATCATATGAATTATAACATCCCATATATTCAGCAGGTGTTGTTATAGAAGATTCGGTTACATATATATTTTGTCCTTCATTACCACATGATTGTCCAGAAATCATTTGTGATCCTTTTCTTAATGGTTTCTTATTAGGTATCTCTATAAACCCACCTGTATTCACACTATTAATACCGTCACCTAAATTATTTGATGTTCCTGTCCATTTTCCTGGACAATTATTTTTACCCCCAGTATTATTTACCGTATCTGGATTCGGATACCATTTGTAAACACCACGATCTGTTACATATCCATATGATCCATTCGAAAAACGTCCATCTTTAAAACGGTTGCTATTTTCAGTAGATACTGTTTCTAAATATAATTTTGTATCTTTCATTAAATTATCGTAAATACCATTATAAGTATTTAAATCTCTAAAATATTGCATTTTCATTTGTTTTAATTCTTCAAAATCTTCCATATTTTAGAGATT